CCTCCTTCAGGCTTTAAAAAACAAGTCTGGGGTAGTATTCTTTTCTCAAAAATCAATCCTATTGCAGACGTACAATTTTCTAATCGCCCATGGATTTGATGTAGGAATAGTGTATGGAGGTGCTACAGATATTAAACCTGTTACGTTATGCACCGTACAGTCAGTGCATAAAATTTTAGATACCCACCTTAATGCAGCGGAATTTATCGTTTTTGATGAGGTTCATGAGTTTGCAAATGGGAAACTTACCACCAGTGTCGTAAAGTCTTTTCCTAACGCTAGTTATAGATTTGGAATGTCGGCTACGATGCCCAAAGAACGAATGGCTAAACTAAACTTAGTATCATATTTAGGAGCAATTATTTCAGAAGTAGACGTTATGGGTCTTGTGGAGGACGGTTTTTTAACTCCGCCCATAATTACGTTTGTTAAGATGCCTGAATATAACGATCATTCTTTATTGAATGCATCATACAATGACATCTATGATTCTCAAATTATAAATAATGATTATAGAAACAACGCCATAAAAGATATTTGCAGTGAAGTACTTGAAGAAGATGCGTTAATTTTAATACTAGTTAAGAACCTAAAACACTTAGAAATATTAAAAAACTTGATTCCTTCGTCGGTAACTCTTGAAGGAAAGGATGATGAATTTCTGCGAGAAAGTGTAATAGAAGAGTTTAAAACCTCTAAAAAAGGGGTTCTTATTGGAACAAAAATAATGCAGACAGGAATAGATATTCCTGAGATTACGCATTTAATAAATGCGAGAGGACTTAAATCAGAAATTGCTACCATTCAAGCTCTTGGAAGAGCCTTGAGAATTCACAAATCAAAGAAAGAAGTGAAAATATACGACTTTCATGATGAGGTTCCCTATTTAAAGGAACATGCCAAAGCGAGAAAACGCTCTTATAAATCTCTAAAGGTACAGATAAATGATTAAAAGTAAAAAGGATTGGGTTAAAACCTTATCCGTACTTCGTCCGGAAGACGCCGAGGACCTCAAATTTTGTGTTCAACAACTTAACACGCTAATAGAAGATGGTGTTGTTTCCGAAAACACCGTAAAAACTCTCCATAACGTAACTACTATGCTAGGGAGTGTGCGCGAATCACACATAACTTTTATGGTAACGTGGCTTAAGCAGGGATATATGGAAGACTAGGGAAGGTTCTCCGTGTCAGGCGCGCCCACTTCCTCTTCGCCATTCCCTTCTTCGGCGGAACGGTCATCCAGATCGTCTGAGTAATCTGTGCCTCCGCTAGGATCTTCTTCCTCTTTCTCGTTATCAGCAAGAGCATCCCAGTCGATTTCCTTAAACAATGTTTCGAGTTCCCCCATGAGATTCGTCATTTCGTTATCACTTAAACCCGCAGAATTTTCAGGGTCTTCTTCGGATTCTACAGCCACGGATTCGTCATAGGCAGCCTTGTCGTCTTCGACATCCATGCCTTTTCCGTTCTTTCCGTTCTTTCCGTTCTTTCCGTTCTTTCCATTCTTCTTTTTCTTCTTTCCGTTCTTGCCGTTCTTTCCGTTATCATCGTCTTCGAAATCTTCTTCGCCGGGCCGTGTTTTGGACTTATCTCCCTTACGAGCTTCGAAGTCTTCTTCTCCGGGATCTGTCTTGGATTTGGATCCCTTGTGAGCTTCATAATCTTCTTCCCCGGGTCGTGTCTTAGACTTGTCTCCTTTGTTTCCTCCGTACTTATTCGTCTTAGCTTCGGGGAACTCATCCTTTTTCGCTACCTTCTCTACCACCGTATCTAAATCAACTTCATGGAAGAGTTCATCCTCACTGTTGATACCTGCTTCTTCAAACACTCGGCCAATAAAATCGTTGACATCCAAAGTTTGTATGCCATTCTTCCTATGAAGAGTTTTTGCAAAGTCCGAGAATACATCCTTGACCACACTTTCCTTCTCCCCAATCTTACTCAGAGATTCAAACAAAACTGATTGGGCCTTTGCGAGGTTAGAAAAGGTAGGAACAAATTTCAAATTTTGAACATTTATCCCGTACGATTCGTTAAGCTCCTTAAGGATATCAGCCTTAATAGGCTTCTTATACTCAAATATCCGTGAAACAAATTCCCGGATATCTTTCTGTGAAATGTTAGTGACGTCGGTGGTTTCATAAATAGAAGCAAAAACTGTCTTTATGTCGGACTTGCTGGCCAATGCCAGATATGGCACAGCGTGGATAGCTTCCACTAGAGCTGCTTCGACGACGTCCTCCTCTGCATAAATGCAGGAGGCGAGTTTTGCCACGCGAGGATTCTTAACCCATGTACCTGCAAAGTCCTCCTTGGACTCATTTAATTCAGATCTTATAAGCTCTTGGGTGCAAATCATCTCAAAAACGGTCTTCTTAGAATCGTAAGGGACCAGAATCCTGTTTTCGGTAACGATTTCTTCCCACTCCTTCTTAGGAAGATTAAAGGCTTTCCCCAGAGCGTTCGTCAACTTAACTGAGTTAACGACATCTTCGTAACCCATCAGATTATCTCTATTTTCTTTCAGGTACTCTACAATCTTATCTTTTACCTCAACGATCTTTTCGTATTCGGGCGTCTCTAAGATATTTTGAGTCTCACTGAAACGGTCACGCCTCTTTTCTAATTTGGAACGAGCTTCGTCTATCTTACTGCGGCTTTCAAACGCTTCCAACAGCTGCGTGAAATTATGTTCTGCTCCGGGATAAGCATTCTCATACAAGCTATTTATAAAACTAGAAACATATGAATTAACATTTTTGTCAATGCGCTCACTTGAAAATACTTCGGAAGCGTCTTCCACCGAGATGTCATTCAAATAGACATTCCCGTTGTCATTTTCAAGAAAACACATTACGAGTTTATCGCTTTCTGTTAAAAACGAAACGGTCCCCTCCTTAGCCCCATAAGAAAAAACCGTCATGTTTTCTCGAACAAGACGGCTTAAATAATTCATTGCCAAATTAACTTTGACGAAACTACGATCCCGGCTATAAAAAATCTCGTTAATATTCATGGTGGTGGAGAACCCGTATGTAGCTGTATATACTAAAGTTACCTATATTAGGTACTGCGTAAACAAAAAATAATCGAAAAAAATTTCTCTATTTTCCTATTTCGGTCGTTCCGGGGGGAGTTTCATCGGCATCAAGTTCCCCAATTCCAGCGGCCTCCGCTCCCTGAGGAGCGTCAGGTTGTTCACCTACCGGAGCGGGGGGAGCCTCTCCGCCCATCATACCGCCCATTCCAGGTTGTTGTGGCTGTTCTTCAGCCTGCTTTTTCATTCTGTCTTTCATATCAGAAATTTCAGAATCAGTCATATGGAAATAAGTTTTATAAAGGTATTCGTCATCAAACAGCATAAGACCTTTAACTGCTTGAACAATCCTAACCTTTTGTTCATCGACTTCAAGCCGACGTTTTTCAAACATGTCGGACGGAGACGTGAGCTTTATTTTCGCCGCATCGATAAGGCTCTTAGGCATTCCAACAAGCGTAAGATGCCGTCGCAGCAGAACAGTTAAACTTGTTTCAACATCGCGCTGAAGACGTTGGACAGCTTTGGCAAACTTAACGTCGAGTTGAGAAAGATTTGCTTTCCTTTCAGGAGACTTATCTTTCTCTACAATGAAATCCTTGGGAACTTTAAGTGCGGCTAAAACCTTATCCCTAAAATACTTAACATCGTCAGTTTCCCCCAAGTTTTGGGCTCCAGGAAGAACCTCAATTTTTGTCCCCATTCCATTCCTGACCGGAATAAAGAAGTCTTCATCCACCGCCAAAGGGTTGTATTGTTGATCAATAGTCTTAGTGCTAGCATTCCACATGGGCTGCTTCTTGAACTTCATTTGGATACGCTGGACAAATGCTTCTACCTTAGACGACGGGAGGTTACCGGTCTCTAGATAAAAAGCGCGCCTCTCAGGAGCTCTCTGAATGCGGTAGATAAGCATCGCATCTTCCATAAGCACCAACGACTTGAATGCACGAATAGCATAAGCTAATATAGATTTCCCGTACGGGTAATAATTAGGATCTGATGTACGACGCCTAAAGTGTATGAGTTGATCTTTGTCGAGGCGGATAAAATTCTTCTTCTTTTTATCGGGCACAAAGTTTATTGCATAGTCAGAAGAAGTCTGTTGCTTATTAGGGATTTCCTGAATGAATTCCTTTAGGTATCCATACTTATCTTCTATGCGATATAAGAAATTAGGATTAAGAATTTTTAACCGTTGAATTCCCGCGCGCACGTCATTGAGATCCACCACATTCTCTACAAAACAGTCTCCATATTTCGCCACGTTCCGAATTATATCCCAGATGTGCTTATCCAAACTGGTTTGCTCAACAAACCTTTCCACCTCTCTTTTTAAGATGTCGTTATCAGTGTCGAGTTCAAACAGGTCCCCTTTAATATTTTCTTGAGTGGCGTCATCTGAATAGATATCGAGAGCCGCGCCGATTTCAGCGTACTCATCCATCTTTTCAAAATCCTTATACTTACGGCGACGTTCCTGTTCAACACGAGGCATAGCGTAAGTGCTGCTCGACTTACCGTAGCCACCAGCGTAGTCATCAAACGTTTCGTCTGCTGAAGACTTGGCGTCTCCGGCCAAGGGAGGGACTGCGCGGGGGCGTCCCCTCTTTTTATCATTGAAGTACTTATTGAAGAAGGCGAAGAATCGTCCTCGATAACCAGGAGGATCCCCTCCGTACAAGTGGGGGGAAGGGAATTCGGTATAGGCTTCTTCCGTTAAAAGATCTTGTGATCGATTTTCGGGTACATCATTATTCGTTACTTGCTCAGCCATTTATGATAATCTTTTAGTTCTTCGTCTGCTTGATATTTAGTAGTTATAAGGGGCATCGGTACAGATTTAGATTTGTTATGATCATCTGACCGTAGAGGCTCCGGACTTCCTTTATAAATTTCATCTAACGAATGGGCTGCAAGTGCCAAACTAATAACAAGATCGTCATTATATCCGTCATCAGCTTGGACCTTCCCAGTATTCTCATGAATAATAAAAGTTAATAATTCATCAACTGTGCGTGAAGAATTTATTTTTATTTTACTAGTTCTTAAAGAATCTTCTAAATCTGTT